GTAAGTAAATTCAATACTGCTACTATTTTCTTTCTCTACTTTTTCCCATTTGCAACCTTCATTTGATAATTCTTTAGGATAATTTCCTATATCAGAACTTAACCATATTTCAAATAGATTATCATCAGAAACCCATGAAGTCATTAGTTTATTTGAACCACTATACCATCTTATTTGATATTTGAAGTTTCTTAATTCTAAATTATTGCTTAACCAGCGTCTACATTTATTTAAATCTTTTATATCATATATAATAATGCGATAAGTTCCGTTGGAAATTGAGATATTGTGATTAAACGAAGGCGAAGTAGCCTTTTTTAAGTTATTATATAACTTTACACTAAAATTGTTTTTTAATGCCAGAAGTTCTAATCCTTTGTTAAACTCATTTGAAAATTTATCAATAATCATGTCAATTCTTTCGTTAATTTGTTATATATTTTTGAAAACATAGCATTTAGTTTTACATGTCTTTCTACGCTGGTAAGTATAGAGTATTTTTTCATAATATAAGTAAAGGCATTGTATAATGAGTTTAAATTATTACCTTCATTCTCTGAAAATGTTGGTCTTTTATATTCATTCATTACATTTACTACATCAGAAGCATTTATTATTTTGTCCTTAGCCATTGATAAAACTATATGAGAAGCTTTCTCATTATGTATTGTAATTTTTTTGTAGTCAATTATATTTTGACCAAGCGTTGAACATTGACTTTCAAAGATTAAAAAAGAAATGTCAATTATTTGTTGTGGATTCAGTTGTTTAGTATGCTTACTTGATAATTTAACGTTACCATTAAATATCAAGTTGCTACATACAAGAATATCTAGCCCCGCAACAATACCAAAGGCTATGCTTTTATCATAGCTATTTTTTACGGCAACTACACGAGTATATTCTTTATTATCCGTAGGCTCAAATTTGATAATACCAAACATTTTATTTCCATCATTGGCAACTCCGTATTCCTCGCTTCTAATTTTATATCCTATCTCCTCTGCTTTTTTGATAACCATATGAACAGCATCAATATGATGCAATGGGTGATAGGTTTTTGTTTTAGGGGGAGACAAATAGCAACTGAGTTGGTCTCTGTCTGTCATTGTAGAATCTCTTTTAGGTACTTTACCCATAACTTTCTCCTTAATTCCTGGATTTGTTATGTGAGCCTTGCGAATCAAGAATCACAATACAAGCCCAGGCAGGCTTGCATGTATATATTTATCTTTGTGTTTTTTTTGGCTCAAACCAATGTCCAGCTTTTCCGCAATGGTTATGTCTTACGGAATAGCAAAAATAATCATTAACTTTCTTTTTACCGGTAACAACATCTATATGATAGTTTTGCGGGTGTACGCATATTTGCTTAGGTAGAAAAAGTAACATTGCACCTATACTAACTTTACAAAACTTGCAATCTTTACAATAATTTTCACTCATTATTTTTTGCCTGATATTTGTTTTTCCATGGCGGTATAAAGGATGTGTCTTGCTTCGTACTCTGTCGCATCTTGTGCCAGCTTCCATTCAGATTTAGAACCTCTAAGAACATTTAAATAACAGAAGTTATCTCCGTAGTTATATTTATGAAACTTTTTTGCTGAAACCTTATAAATGCTACATGTAGCGTATGAAATATCATATTTTTTCCTCCATATGTCTATTAGTTGTTTAAACATTTCTATGTGTAAAAATGTTTTTTCTTTACGCTCGATTGATAGAGTATATTCACCAAGTTTATCTATCTCGACATCATATATGTTGGTACTGTCTGTATCTATTGATTCTTTAATTTTTTTAATAAACCTGTCATTATGAGATTCTTTATCAAACTCTAGTATAAATTCCGTTGAGTATAGATCCTTCATTTTTTTATATCCTTGTTTATTGATAAGTTAAATTAATTAGTGTGGCAGTAGGTTCATCATTTTTGAATTTATTCATTACTGCTTTATGAGCATTTTTGCTATGTGCATAATAAGGAGATTCTTTTCTTATGGTTAATCCATTAATTTGGATTAACGAATAACTGGCAACATACTCTTCTGAATATTTAACCTTTTCATCAATACATAACTTGCCATACTCTCCGCTATTGAATATTTTTTTAGACATTTTTTTTACTTTCACTGGCAAAAAAACCATTTACTTGTGGTAAGAAACTATACGGAATTTGGCTTGAACTATTAATTTTATTCTTTTTTAGAAATACTAAAAAAGTGTTTGAATCACAATTTGCTTCTCGCATATCAGAAAATACTTTTTGTCTTTCTGCCATATTAAGAAGTCTCTTTGAGCTAGGAGTAAAACTGGATACTCTATCGTTCATAGTAGACTCTGCATCATCGTCAGCTTGCGGAACTCCAAATATTGCAGATAAACTATATCGTCTGAGGTACGTAATAGCAGATCCAACAGCTTGCGGAGTATTTTTAATCATTGGTATAGTTGCAATATTACTCATCCATTGCCCTGAGTTGTGCATTATTGTTGTTTCAAGATATAATTGCTCACTTGATCCGCCTATAACAGGAAATTGTGTGTATGATAATCCATTTTCCGCACATGGCTTCCTTATAGCTTCTATTACTGATGAAATATCAGCATATTGGCTTTTAAACTGGGGATTCGTACTATCTTTAATAGCTCCGCATATCAAATGTTGAGCATTATTTAGGGCTGTAGCAATTTCATTTATTGATTCAGATTTACTCATTTTTCTATTCCCTTATAAATTTTTATTAACTAGCAAGAGTCTGCGACCTGATGTTTTATTTGTACAGATTTTATATATTTCTATATATTCTTCTTTTAGCTTTTTTGAGTTTATTCTAGTAGAGTAAGATGTTTTATATGTTGCAAGGGTAACTCCGTTGCAAACTAAAGACTCTTTGTCCGAAAATGCTTCTTTAACTATAAAATCAAGCTCTTCTTTTCGCTTTGTTATAACTGATTCCTGGGATTTTATGTTTTTTAATTCTAGTAAAGCATTAATTATTGTTTCGTCGGCTTGAACAGAAGAATCGGGAGAAGCTACTGGAAACTTATTATTTAAATCTCCAACACTCGACGGTGCAGGTGGAATTTGTGGTATTATATGATCATTCCAAAAATTAACTCCCTCACTGACAAGAAATTCATAATAGTTTTTGTCAAACTCAATCTCTTTAATGAAAAAGTCTTTTGCTCCTGCTAAACATTGAACACCTAAATAACATTTCTTCTTGCCCGATAAACCAAGGTAATATTGTATCTGAGTGTAATAAGTTGCTGGTATTTCTTCGCTTTCTTTTATCTTATGCGAAGCGGTTGTTTTTGCCTCTATTATACAATCACCTATTAGTGCATCTGGACTTCCACCTAAAAAGTCGTATACAGGGTGTTGTAAAAAATATGGCTTTATCAGAGGAAGACCAACTTTGTCTGCTACATTTTGTAACACCATAGGTTCGAGAGCTAAGCCAATTTTCATGTGGCTATTTGATTCTGTTTTTGGATTTAATCCTAATTTATCCTCATATAACTCTAATAAAGTTTTGTACTCATTGACTCCAACAACTGTAGAAATACATGAGCCTCCTAGATAACTTAGCCGTGATTTTCCGTACTCGTTTGCTTGTTCCATTTTAATTTCCTTTTTTTGTTTGATTTATTATTCAGTAATTATACTGAAATGCGAATGAAGCCTGCCGATTTGTGGGCGGTAGGCTATATCGTACTTCAATGTTATGGGGTTAGTAGTTTGTATACTTCCTGGAATAGCTCGGGGAGAATAACTTTGTTTATTTCATCATGTTTTTTTTGGTCTTTTAGCTTTTCCGCCATAGGATTTGACGTTATAAACGAACCTCCATGATGATAAAGTTCTGCTATATCTGACAGAGAATAAAATGTTTTCATTAATTCTGATAATAACCAGCTTTCATTATTATCCACTACTGTGGATTTAAAGTCTTTATTCTCATTAATATGACTACAAGATTTATTGTGGAATTTCCATGCAATTGAATGATTCCAGTGACTATGAGACATTATATCTTTGCTCCGTGAAGGTACATTTGAGGTAAATATTGTAATATATCCAAATCCCCAGTACCAACCACAATCCCATGATGCCTCAGTTAACCATACTTTTTTGCCATCATGGTCTGTTCCCAATAAATAATATTTTTCGCCGTTCCGCTCATCAATCTTTTTTTTACACTTGTTCATTTTTGCCCGCCTAACTTGTACGATAATATTTTGCTTGTTTTCTCGCCAAGCTCACAAAGTTCTTTGAATTTTCTCATACGTCTCGGGTGTAAATCCTTACCTTTAGTACTCACCAATAGTTTTACTTGTGCATCTGAAACACATTCTTCTAATATCGTTAGTTCATCTGTTGTAAATTCTGTATCCATTTTTTTATAGCCCTTTTGCATTTTTTGCGTAGTCGTTAACTCTTTTTATCTTTGCATAGTAACCAGCTTTTTTTATATTTATCATATCTTCTCTGCATATATTGTTACTGTTAATAATCCAGTCAACTTTTAACAAGCTACATCTTCTAACTGCTACATTTATTATTATTTTGAATAGCCGACTATCATTAATTATTAATCTTTTTGAATTATTTATCATTCTAGCTATTAAAACCCTATCTATTGTTTTGAAGCTATAGTCGTATACATGGCAAGTATCTGTATAAAACAAGGCTGATAGTTTGCATAGCCTTATAAAATTTAAACTAGAGCTTCCGCTAAACGCATTTAGCTCATGGTAAAATCGTCCATCCTGTACAAGCTTTTTTAGCGTAATATCTCTGACATTATTTTCTGATAAAATACGTCTTGCCCTGGTAACTGTTATTGGTTTGTCTCCGTATAGCTCATCCCAGATTTTACCTCTGAACCTAGAAGGGCAGTAGTGTTTTGTCTGTGTGTAAGGAATATTTTGTATCAAATCCTGAGTAACATTCTTTTTAAAGCCAGCTGTAGCGTTATTATAATCGCTGAGGTTGATTAGGACATTATGCTTTTTAAGGATAGCTATATGCTTATTGTTTAGTCGGGCTGGTAACTTTATTGCATACTCGTTAATTGGTAGCTCTGCATAGTCAAGGTCCTCTAGTTCAATGTCTCCATACCTTGATATTTTATTTGTTCCGCCTACATGTGTAGGGCTTTTTATTTCGTGTAGTGTCATAACTTTTCTACCTTTTGTTTGCTTGTGTGTGTGTAGCGTGTGTGTAGCGTGTGTGATTAAGAGTTGTATACTCCGATTAGGCAGATAAGCCCGAATAAAAGTGAAGCCGCTCCTATAAATAAATAAGCATTGTCTTTATTCATCTTTTATATTCCTTGTGTTAAAGGTTAACTGTACGTGGCGAGTGGGGTATGCTATATTCGTTAAAAGCCATTGCAAAATATGCGTTGACCTGGCTAGCTATTTTTCATCCCCCTATATATCTCATTGCAAAAAAAGGAACACTCTGTCTATCTATTTTTTAGCCTCCCTACAGAAAATCCCATTGCAAAATATGCGTTGACCTGGCTAGCTTTTTTTTCTCCCCCGACATGGCTATTTACTTATTTGATTATTTTTTTTAAGTTTGAAATAAATATTTTGAAAATAAAATAAATATTTGAAAAATAAAATAAATATTTTGAAAATAAAAATAGATATTGGATTTTAAAACTGGATATAGCATTAATAATTCGGGCTATATCCAGTGTTATTTTCAGGCTGGACTTGTGTTTTACATAAGACCCTCGAGCTCTAGATAACGTCTAATAATACTCAACCTTGCTTTTTTTATTCGGGCTCTGTTTGCCTTGTTTTTTACTTCAAATGATAAATCACTTTTGGCTTGGTTATCCTTCTCGGCTTGCTGTGCTTTCCTAACTTCCTTATCTAGGTCGTAGGCTCCATAGCCTAACTTTTGTTTGGGCTTGTAGAATATCCCTTGCTCCAACATATTTTGCATTGAACTTTGCATCTGTTTTGTCTTTCTTTGTTTGTAGGATTTACCCTTGCTAGGCAAGGGCAAATTTTAAGGCGGGCTAAATAAGCTCGACGTCTCTGTCTGTTATGATTGCCTCGTCTTTGAAATTCAAATACCGAGCGATATTTTTCACTACACTCATGAAGCTATTTGCGTCTCTTTCAATTACAATTTTGGCGTCGGTATTTGATAAGTGACATTTGAAAATGTAGGTATATTTAAAAAAGTCTTCGAGTTCTAACAAGTCATATTTGCCAGCTGGTAATAATGCCAGTTCCTCACAAGCTATAACTTGTTTAGGTATATGTATGCTATCATTTTCTATATGTTTTTTGCGAGTTGCCTCGATCTTGTTGCTACCTGCTAAAAGTTCAAGGCATACGTCCAGAGTAAAGCCTGAATCAGTTAAAGCCTGTAGTACTGGGGAGTACACCTCTCTACCGCTTCGACTACTAATACGTAGACTTTCCAGCCTTGCTATTAGGTTACTGTTTGCTACTCTGCCAAAAGTCACTGGCGTAACTTCTGTCACTTCTGTAACTTCTGTAACTTCTGTAACTTCTGTCACTTCTGTCACTGGCGTAACTTCTGTAACTTCTGTAACTGGCGTAACCGGCGTAACTTCTGTAACTGGCGTAACCGGCGTAACCGGCGTAACTGGCGTCACTGGCGTCACTGGCGCAATCTGTGTTTCGTTGTTTTCCATTGTTCAATCCTTTGTTGTTTATAGGTTGCTGTAGTCCCAGACAAGTGTTGTCTTGACTACAGGCATAACACAAATTGATTTGTGTATGCCCTTTGCTTTTTACTTTGCCACCGCGACGGTGAAAGCTTTTAGTTGAGGTAACTCAACAAAAAAGCACAGAGCAAAAAGACTTTAACTAAAAAACTTTGCGAATATCAAAAAGTGTTATTCGCTACTAATAAAGTACACCTTTAAAGAGATTTTGCAACTACTTATTTTAAAATAAGTAGTTAATAGTCAAGGGGTTGCGAAACAAAAGCCAACCGAAGGGCGGCGATATTGACTCAACCTTGTCCACCAAATATACAGTTTTTTACCAAAAAAGAAGGTCCACCAAAATGGGCAGTTTTTTACCAAAAAAGAAGGTCGATGATTTGCTAGCCAGCCCGAGATTTGGTAGCCAGCCCAGGGTTGGACTAGATGCCCGAGGCTAGGCTAGGCTTGGCAGAGTATTTTTAGGGCGGGCTAGATTTTTGAGGCTGGGCTAGGTTGGGCTAGGCTGGGCTTAGGGGGCAGGGCAAAGTTAGGCTGGGCTAGTAGGTTGAGCCGAGGGAAAAATGGGTAGCTGGACCAAAGGGTTGGGCTAAAGGGCTGGGCTAAAAGGCTAAGCCAAAGGGCTGGACCAAAAGGCTGGGCTAAAAGAAGTGGCAAAATTAAGCTGGGCTAGACTTGAAACTAGAGTTTTGTATGATATAGTTTCCCTATGACTAGGGAAAAGCATGCCTTGTCTAAAATTCATAATAGCCAATACTTTGCGTATCCAAGACTATAACGTAACCAAGGCTTCGCATAACCGCACGCGAGACGACAGCATTTCGAAAGGCAAAATGGAGGGCTTTTTTTGGTGATAGAGGGCAATATTAAGAAGGCTGTAGTACACCTAAAGATGAGGGAGCGAGAGGAAACTTCGTTTTACTCTGGGCTGGAAAGGGTGAAATACGTACAAAAGAACTTGCCGATTGAAGGCAGACGAATACACAAAATGTATTACAATACTGATGAACATAGAGCATTTGTAAACAGGGCATATAGCAAGTTACATGAAAAAGAGGATAGAAGCTGGGAGTACGTGTTTACATTCTTACTCGGGCTAAGACAGGATGACTTTGTTATGCTTAAAGGAATATTCAATGACGGAAAACAAGTAAAGGATATGATGGACTTAATGATAATGGATATGGAGGCTCAGTGATGCAAGAGGAAAGTATACGGAATGTCTTTGGAACATTCGAGCAGGACAATACAGACTTCATGGATGAGATTCAACTACTACCAAGGAAGATTGTCTACAAGGGCAAGGGCTACATGGTTTATAATAGGAATTTCTTCAGGGCTATAACCGTGGCTATGGGAAACACTGATAACATTAAAGAAACTATTATAAAGAAATTCTCTACCAAGGAAGACTTCAATGAATACTGTATAAGGGCATCAGAAGTCAACAAAAGAGTAGCTGGGCTACTATCTTTCCATGACGATCCTGAGTATAAGTTTGTATACTATGCAGAGGGCGGGACTATAAAGTGCTATTGCCAAAAGAGTGATGACAGTAAGGAACTGGAATTTATTACAGATAGTATGTCTCAAAATTACCTACTGAAAATAGTTAGACGAATAAGATACATGGGACTAAGAAGTCTCTACTATGTAGCAAGTGATAGGAAAATTGAAAACGCTCTAAACATGGAAATTACACGTAGAAAAAGATTCATGGCAAAGAAGCCAAAAATGGTGAGTAACGATTCAAATGTATACTGCCAGTTGTTCGTTCCGCTAGACAGAGAAGGAGAATGTCCAACATGGGATGCCTTCCTAAATCAGTTCGACGATAAAGGGAAAAAGGCAGTGCGATACTGGGTATATAATCTTTTCAATGAAAATGCACCTGATGATAAATTTATACTCTATATAAAGGGCGATGGAAATACTGGCAAGACTACATTTTGTAATGCCCTGGCAGAAATAATGGGGCATGAATTGTATCATACTCTCTCAGGTGATAGAAACGATATGTCAAGAAGCTCTGCCGTTAAAGGTAAACTGCTTGTAAGTATACCTGATAATAAAGACAGGAATATAATGCAAGACCAGCTATTGTTTAATGTGTCCGGAAAAGATTTGTCTAGCGTGAGGTTTATGTATACCGAGGCAGAAATGATTAGGCATTCAGCTAAAATTATTATAACCTCGAATATACTTCCTAAATTTGACTTAAGTTTTGACTATAACAGAATTAGATATCTGCTATGCGAAACTAAAACTAAGCTTAAAAAAATAGCCAGGGCAGAGGAAAGATTACAGGATGAGTTTTTATATTTCATAAATAAATGCCATAAAGAGTTTAACAAGGACAAGGAAGACTAAAACTATGGAATCTGATTTTAAAACTGGGAAGGTAACGCTAAGCATGAAGTGGGCTTTAGATCCAATAGTAAGAGATATATATTATAAACTTGATGGAACTCGAAGTCCTAAAGACATTAAAGATGAAATTATTGGTAAGTTTAATACCATATTAGAAGAACTATATAAAGGAAAAGAAGAGGTAATATGAAATTCAATGGCGAAGTAACAGATGAATTATTAGAAGGTATTATTTCTTATTGTAAAGATAATCTTATTGCAGATGGATGGATGGGACATTTCCATATTACACCAAGTACCAGGAATGAATTAATTGCTAATAATCCTAAATTTAAAGAGATAATGGAGCTTATTCCATATATAAGTAGAGATACTATAAATTGCCTAACTAGAAATATTTCTATTGGACTAGCCAAAAAAGGTATTGTAAAAGATGACATGGATAAAATTAAATTATCTACTGCATTACTTTCCAAACAAATGGAATTTATATATAAAATGGAAAAAGATACTGGGATATTTAAAGATGAAGCTGATAGCAGGCGAAAAAGAAAATCCTATTCCTCTGAAAAAATTGGCTTAACAGAAGTAGAAAACTTAATGAATCTAATGGAGAGTTAAATATGTATGCAGTTTTTGACAGAGAAAATAAATTTATATCATTTGTAGAGAAAATTCCCACTGTATCCAATAAGACTTATTTTTTATATAAGGTGGAGGATAAATTACAGGTAGAATTATACTCAGCTTTTCTTGAAGGCGAACATGTTATAGTATACTGTAATGGTGATAAGGTTCTGAATAAGTTAAGAGGCAAAGGCTTGTTTAGGAGAATATGTAATGCAATAACAAAGTACAGGAGACCGTTATGACATTATTAGAAAAACTGGACCTACTTGATGCAGGAACAACGACTCTTGAAAGTGGAATCAATGCTCAACTTACAAGAGAATTATATGTTTCTGCATATTCTACAATAATGAATTATCAAAGATTTATCCCAATTATGAACTACAATATAATGACAAAAACTATGCGAACTTCTTCGGGAATGAATGTATCATTTACAAAGGATGATTTGTTTACTGAGGATGACTGGACTGTATTAAATGAAGCCTCAGCATAGAATAGAACTATAGATTAATAATAACTAGGGGTGTTTATGGCTATCAATGCAACCAAATATATAAAAAATATTGAAACTAAACTAAAGGCTGGCAAAAAACTTACCGATAGAGAAGTTTCATTATTCAAAAGATTTGCTAGTTCAGTTGAAAGTTCAACTTTTCCTAGGTATTGCAAATCCATGACTAATTTTGAATTCCCGTGGTTTCAAGATTTAATAATGGAAGAAGCTCAAAAAATATATGAAGCTGGTTCCGGAAGATTAATGTTTCAAGTAGTCCAGCAACACGGAAAATTATTAAGTGATGATACTCTATGCAAACTAGATATTGGCTGGGTAAGAAATGGAGATTTGCGTCCTGGTGATAACATAGATTCAGGTCAAGGATTCTATAGTAAGATATTAGCTATACATCCACAAAAAAATGTACAGATGTATAAAGTTACATTTAAAGATGGAAGAAGTATTAACTGCTGTATTGATCACTTATGGGAAATAAGATGTTCAAAATTCAAGAAGAATAAAACTAAAGTTTTAACAACTAAACAAATCTTAGAGCATATTAGTATCCCCCTTAACGAATCTATGTATATTCCTCGGTATATTCCTATAGATGATAATAAGTATGAACCATTACTATTATATTCGTATTCATTAGGAGCATTAAGTGATAAGTTTATATTAGATGAATACTTAAAAGCTTCTTATCCACACAGAAAGTCTATTATACAGGGAATGATGGACTCAAACGGACATATTATATCAAAAGGTAATAAAGCTATAGAATATCACACCAGCAGTCTACATGTAGCTAGTTGTTTTCAAAAACTTATATTTTCAATAGGCGGGTCATGTAAAATAAAAAAACATAAAAGATGTTTAATTGAAGATGAAAATGGTACATTCAGCAAAAATATTTTCCATTGTAGAGTAAGAATTGAAAATCCCGAAAAATTATTCAGCGATGAAACAAAGAAAAATCAATGTAGTAAAGTATATACACATAAAGAAAAAAATAAATATCTAAAAATTAAGAGCATAGAAAAAAGCATAATAGAAGATGCAACTTGTCTAACTGTTGATAATGAAAGAGGACTATATGTTGCAGAAAACTACATAGTTACTCACAATACAAAATTTTTAGGAACGCTATTTCCTTCATATATACTCGGAAAAAATCCAGACTGGAAAGTTTTATACCTTACATATTCCGAAACTAGAGCCAAGGAAGTTGCAGCCGATTTACTTGAACAAGTAACTAATCCCAAATATCAAAAGATGTTTCCAAATTTCAAACTTAAAGATGAATTAAGCGAAGAGGTCAGAGTAGCCATAAAACGTCGAAATAAGCTTACTGTCTCAAATTTTACAAATGCAAATTCATCTACTGGGGAGTTTAAGGCCGCTGGAATAGAAGGTAGTTATAACGGATTTTCAGCCAATTTAATAATAGTAGACGATTACTTTAATGGAATGGCTGATGCAATGTCAGATCAGATCAATTTTATTCGATGGGGATGCTTTACTAGAAATATCTTAACTAGGCAACAAAAAGATACTATAATAATAGTCATAGGAACTCAGTGGAGAGATGATGATATAATAGGTAACATGGGTAAATATATCCAAAATCCACCTGAGGGTGCTTTAAAATGGAAGCATATTATACTAAATGCACTAAAAGATGAACGTGATTATCCGTATGATCATAGAAAAATTGGTGAGTATTTATGGCCCGAGTATAAGATGAATTTCTACCTCGAATATAAAACACTTGATCCTATTGGCTGGGATATTACTGCCATGAACAAGCCTGATAGTTTAATGCTAAAGATGTTTAACGAAGAATCCTTTCGTATTTATGATGTAGTTCCAAATTTAACTGGGGCTACAATTATAATAAGTTGCGATCCTAATTATTCAAAAATTGCAAAGAAGGGTGATGATTGTGCCGTCGTAGTTGTTGCTATTACTCAGCAAAGAATTTATCTTTTAGACTTTTGGAACGAGCCTAGGGTATCACACAGAGATACTATGAATCAGATAAATATATATAAAGAAAAATACCCTACATATTTAAGTGTACTGATTGAAGACAAAGCAGGTGGTGAAGCATTGTATCAGCTATTTGAGGAAGAAGGAGAATACAAAATAGAACGATTTATTTCACAAGAAAATAAACGAACAAGGGCGCAATTTTTACTCCCACATTGCAGACGTGGAGCAGTTTATATTCCAAGCAGTAGGATTTATCCTAGAATTAGTGTTTTTACTTCACAGTTCTATGCGTTTACAGGAGATGGTGGCATAATAAAAGATGACTTAGTAGATGCTTTGGTACAGGTTGCATGTCATTATGGGTACATGTTAAATCCTCCTATAAATAAAAATCCAACATATAAAATAAAAAATATGTTCTCTAGGGGAGGGCAAGTAAATAGATTGATGAGAGGTAAAGTATTTGGATGAAATACCTAAGTAATAAAAAATACTTGTTATTAATTTTATTTAATCTATAGTAGTATATATCTACTATTGCATACATGAAAAGATTTGCGGAGATTTAATATATGGATAAAATAGTTCATCTAAATGAAAGAGACCAAGTAGTTATACCTGTTGGACTGGAAAAAGAAGTTTTAAAAAAACAACTTCAATCTATGGTCAAACTTGCTCCCAAAGAATCTAAATGGAAAACAGCTTTATCGGCAAATGTCAGCGAAACATTTGAAGGTGTTGTCAGCGGAGTGGGCGACCTTTTAAATAGCGATCAAGGAACTTCTATTCCTTATATATCTTCTGTAACAGGAAATTTTCTTGTTAATCCATGTCCAGTGTCTATGTCTACATTTAACAAAATGGTACAGACTGATGAAGTAATTAGTAGATGTGTTTCCCAAAATATAAATTCTATAATACAAGGTATTGGTGAATATCATCATAGTATCCCTGAATGTGAAAAAATAGGTCGAGAAGCAATAAAAAGACTTGAAGGGGGTATCGGCTCTATTGTCGAAACAGTTGCTGGGGCTTCAATGGTTAATGGTATGTATGCAGGATTTATTGATAAAGAAAGCATGTATTATACCGATGAAGGATATGTATTTCCTACAAAAATTGATCACATGCCCGAAATAACTGTACAATTTTCTGCTGATAATAAGGGCAGAGTAGATAATATATATCAATACGTTTATAATTTTCCGTATGCTGGAACTCAAAATGCACTTTCTACAATGGGATTTATGCCTGGCGATTATAATGGTTCAATCGGTGTAATGTCAATAGATAGACTTGCAAGTTTAGGTCCAATGGATTATCCATTCAGAACTAATTTTATACAGAATTTTGGACTTGTAGAACTTGATAAAAGATTCGTTGTACACTATGCAATGGAAGGGCATCAAAAGGGAATTAATCCATATGGAACAAGCTGGTTGCTTCCAGTATACAATACATGGATAATGAAACAGTTAAGTAAAGAACTTTATATATCAGCTCAGTCAAGATCGGCACATCCGCTTTTAGTAGGATATGCAAGTCATACTGCAAAAATACAAGTTGGTGAAAGTGCCTCAGAAGTCGTTGGAGCGGTTGAAGCTTTATACGAAGCAATGAAAGATCATTCCGAAGATTCCGCCTTGATACTTACTGGACTTAAAGGTCAGGTGATGGAAATTGAAGCTATACATAATGAAGGAAACTTTAACGTTTTTGAAAATGCTTTGGCTTATTATGATAAAGGAATAGAGACTGGATTAAAAGTTCCAGGCGGTAGTTATGAGTCTGGAAACAGTTTTGCTGGTGTAACAGCTCAAAGTTCTTTATATATGCGTAATATGTCCAAATATAGAAAAGATATAGTTAGAGAAGTAATTTTAAATCAATACATGAGGATAGTTTTACAAACAAATTATGATTCCGAAATAAATAATTTTGGTGAATTTGATATAGATATTATAGATATAGACGACAGATTAAAGTATGTCAAACTGTATTCCCAAATGCACCAGGATGGATTTATTAGCAACTTATGTCCTGATACCGTTCGACTTGTACAGAAACAAATGGGACTTCCTGAATCTGATGATGAAGAAATGGAACTACTACTTAAAGAAAATCTATACAAACTTTCTACAGGCTTAGGAACAGGTGGCAATAGCCATGACACATCTAAGAAAAAAGATGTTGCAGAAAGTAGCGATCATTATAAATCACAGAGTCAAGAAAATAGATATAATGAAGCAAAAGGCGAACCTAAATAACAAAAAGGTATGGAGAAAAATATGAATGTAGTTCTATCAAAACCTACTGGACATTCTGTAGCATCGGATAATATAAGTGATGATTTTGCAGACATACGTTTAATGGCTTTATCGGAAGGTACTTTTACCGATATGAATGGTACTAAGGTTTGTATAACACAATCAACTCTTCAAATAATGTCAGAAAAGTATAATAAAAAAGCTAAATTGGCATGGGAATCTGAAAGAGGATTTAATAAAGACATCGGTCCACTCGAAGAGTTTGACAATAGAAATGCACCAAACTGTTTATCTCACAACGATAAAGATGTTAGAGAAATAGTTGGACATGTTATAGGTTTGATGGAGGTTCGAAGAGCTAACGATAAATCATATCTCTTTATGACAGTCAGAGTAAAAGGAAAAGAAAATGTCTGCATGGTTTCAGGTCGTACAGCTAGATGGAGAAACGTCAGCGTGCAGTTTTCACTTAAAACATTAGAGTTTTCGGAAGTGTCATGGGTTGTTCACGGAGCTGATTTATCTGCTAGAAGCCTTATGAGTCAAATGGAAAAACCACAATTTTATGAATTAAATACAATGATTGCACTTGCAAAGTCAACTATAGTCAAATATAATAGTATATTAGAATCAGAAAGACTCTTACTTTCAGCTTGTATCAAAGGTGTAATAACCAAGGCACAATCAAATGAAATTACTTCTAAACTATGTAAGTTTGATAATCCCCTTGATGTCGTTATGCTTGTGTTATCAACGCAATCTACACTTAGATTTAACCCAATGTTTGTTAATAAAGATCATATTCCAACCAACCTCAGGAGGTAAATAATATGGCTGATATGGGAACAATTATAGAAAAATCTGCTAAGCTGGGAGCTTCTATTGGAGGCGATAGTTCAGCAGGAACATCCACTAAAAGCGATGTGGCATATATCCGTCAGGATAAAATACTTGCTACAAATCTAAAAGAACGGCACGCATCAATGCTTTCTGAACTGGATCAAGCTTTTACATCTAAAGACAGTGTTAAATTTTCCGAGTCCGTGGAAAATCTTACAAAGATGGGCGAGGTAATGTCAGAGGCTAATGATGAAAATGCTTCAATTTATTTATCTTCGTTTAACGATGTTAAAGATGGCAAAAATAGAGAGGCTGAACTTTCATCTATAACCAAGCAGGTTAATAAAATAGAAATCATGCTTGAAAAAGCACTGGCATCTAAGTCAGTTAAGCTCGGAGCTTCTGAATCAGAAAAGGATGAGGTTGTTGAAAAGAAGCTATTTGATGAATTAAAAACGATTGTGGAGAAACTAGAATCTTCACATTCTAAATATGGAGACAAATAACAATGGCTCTTAATCCTACATATTCACAAACTTTTGCAGGTGTAAGCTATGGAGAAAGCGTTGTAATGGGTGAAAATCCTAAAATCGCTCAGACATTGCTTGATACATGGGACGCAAACTGGACAACTGCAAATCCTACAGTAGCAACTTATCAGAACGGCTGTCTTTTGGGGCAGGCTACATTGAGTGGAGCAATGACTTTATTCGATTCAGATGATTATGCGACTGTACCGTTCAAAGGTATTTTCTTTGATGAAACAGCTAATGCAAGTACAGTTGGCACAACTGGTGTATTCAGTAACTATGCTATAAGAGATGGCATGATGACTAACTGGGTATATGCCTCTTTGATTGGAGCTAAGGGAAGCACAACCGATATTGACTGGTTGATTACAAATAACTATGCAACCAAAAGAACAATTAATGGTGTTGTATGTGTATCATTTGGCGTCATTGGATTTGGTTCAAACTAAGAAAGGGAGAATATAATGGCTAATTTCGCAAATCAGAGTTCTCCTATAGATTATAGTAGGCTCTACAGTACACTGAAAGATGACAGTGGAAACCTTTATCCTATGGACGACAAGTTTGTTCCAGGAGTAAAGCTTTCAGAAAAATCTAAATCATACGAATCTGTTCCCGAACTAGCACATCTATCTGCTCTTAGAAATTCTCAGGATGATGCAGCTAGAGGCGAAGCAGTTTACGAAGCATTTATTAAAATGGGAGTAAATGCTGATAATGTTTTTAACTCCAATAGACAGGATTCCGGACAGCCAATTAATTTTGCCAATAAACATAATGTTAAATTGGGACGCTCAGGGGATTCACTCTTAACAACTACTTCATTAATTACTGGTGTGATGGAAGCAATAACTCCTTTCATGCAACCTGAAATTTTTGAATTATTTCCAGAAATGTCTTATGGTGCATGGAATCTATTAATTGATAAAATAGATCCTATTACTGGAATTATGGATGACTCTCCACTTGGTTCACCAGTTAAGGTAATCAAGAAACGAGGATTTAATACATATTCAGTCCAGTTGCCACAGGCTGGTAATGTTGCTATATTTACACAGGAAGATATTCTTTCTCTGAGAAGTCCTGGAAGTAATGACCTTGCACTTCGTGGGCTTTCTCAGATGATTTCCTATATTTCAAGACAGCTTGAACATATGGGTAAAGTAAGAAGGATGAATGATATTTACCAGGCATTGATCAACAACCAGGTAAAATGGCAGGGACAAACTTATTCGCTTGGTATCCCAGGAGCTAACTTCTTAACTTCTTCCACTCTTGGTGGAGTATGGGGAACTATTAGTTCTAGTGGAGTAGTATGTTCTGCAACAGCAAATCCAATTACTCAGCTTGCAAACTTGCTTAACTTTACATTGACAAAGCAAAGAGGCTTAAGAGTCTCAATGTTCTTGAATCATAAAACTAATCAGTTAGCAACTCAAAATGCAAATGTTATTTCAAGGGTAAGTAATATTTATGCCAACCCGAATGTGCAGGGAACATTATATTCTCCAACAAAAGCCACTGGCGGAGCTACAGTTGACACATGGTTAAAGTATTACCTTGGTGGTGATCTGAATATCAATGTTGTAATTGATAGCTCACAGTATATAGCTGGTGCGAATGATATTAATGGATACACAGAGGGAACAATTAATACACTGCTTCCTGATGGTAAGATTTATTTCTTTATTGACACTACTTCGTTCGGTGGACCTATAGGCGAATATGCTTATACATTGTCTGTTCAGAATGGTGGAGCAATGAATCCAAGAAGCGGTAAGTATTTTTACATGCAGGATACTGCCATGACACAGACAGCCGAAGGCATCCAACAGCCACAGCTCGTTCTTGGGCACGGATTTAATGGTGGAATTCGTCTCTTTTACCCCGGAGAATGCTATACTTTAGACGTATTAGCTTAAGCTATATTTATTTTTATCCAAAAGGGGTTGCTTCTGCAACTCCCTTTTTTACCCCGAGAAAGGGATTACAGTGAAACTTAATGATATAAAAATAGAAGAGACTAGAGATTTATCAGATATGACTATTGATGATGAAGTCAATAAAGTTCCAAAAAAAGATAAACTCGTAGGTGTTAAATTTTCAAGATTATGTTCAAATTTTCATTGTACTAAAGATGTAGTAGATTCTATTCTATATCTAATTAGATTTGGCGAGTCCAGGCAACATTTTTCGCCATATCAACTTGGTCAATCTTTGCCAAATGAAGAAGCAGAAAAGGCGGCCATTTTTAATGAAAAGTTTGGTCAACCTATTTTATTTACACCTGGTGATATATATCAACTTCCAGAAAGTGAAGCTTTAAACTACAAAGAAAAACTAGGTACATTTAAGACTACATATAAAGAAGGACCAATGTTCTTTAAGACAGAAGAAGAATACGAAAGGGCTTTGGATACAAAGGATTTTGTAACAATCTTGGAGGCATAAATTGCTTTATACACCTAAGTACATTGATTTAGATTCAGTTAAACTTGAATTGAGCGGGAAGATTACATTTAGTAATGAATACTCTGCATATATGTCAGATGATTTAATACTAGATAAAATTGCCAGGGCAGAAAGTTTAGTTGAACTTGAACTTTCAAGAATATTTGATATACCATTTAAGGGATTAGATGACGAAGCTTTTGGATTAATTTCTTCAACTTTCTATTCCAGTAAAATGTATATAAGCACTATAGCCTTATTTGAAACATGTATATTTCTATTGGATTCTTATTATTCTTCCAGTGATGGAAATGCTGGTGATGAGTCAAGAATTAATTACCTTGAACGTATAAAGGAAATGAAGGACGGAATAATTGATAGAGATGTAGATGTTAGCTACTATTGGAAAAATCCACCTTTGCCTGGTCTTAAACTTAATGCTCTTGCAAGTCATGCAAGTGCCGCTTTACTTCCACCGATGAATGCTGTTATAGGTGCTAGAGACTATAACAAACAACTGGTACAGAAAAAATTAATAAATCCGAATGCTAACTGGTTTTTATCAGGACCATATAATAATACAGTAGAATAATGAACATTGACACAATATCTAAAGCTATTCATAGATTTAGTTCCAAAGCTTCCGTTGAAGCAATGAAGGCTGTTGTCAAAAAAAAGAAAACATACTTTTCAGTTCGAGGACGATATGGTGCTGGATGGTCTCCTTTAAAAGAAAAAACCATTAAGATAAAAGAGGCAATGCCAAACGCTCCCTTCCCTAAGGCAAAAAATTATAGAACTGGACATTTGATGAAAAGTCTAAGAGTAGAGACACTAGATTCATTTGACACTTCTCCAGAAGGAGCAAGATTTAACCTAGAGAATAAGAAATTTGAAAAGGGGCTAGGTGCTAAAGATGATTTTAAACTGGGCAGTAAATCTATAGAAAAAGATGAAAATGCCTCTGTAGATAAACTTAAAAATTATTACCCTGAAAAAACAAAGATACATTATGATCATCTTAAAGGCGATAATGCAGTCTATGAATTATGCGTTATATATGGAAGAGATTTTTTAATATATAGTAATTCTGAGTTTAATATAGCAATGAAAATTTTTAATAGTATATTTATTAAACAATGGAAGTCCTTTGTTTCAAGATACGGAGAAGAACATATTGCATATATTATTTCAAGCAATATTCAAAGTAATTCTAAAGATGATTTCCACTTGTTGAAAAAACATGGATATAGATTAAAATGATAAATGATAAAAATATAATATCCCTGGGGCAAAATAGAGTTTGCCCATACTTATTGTCTCAGGGTCTTCTTGATGCAATAGTAGATTCCATGTCATACGATAAAACTTTAAAAAGCATATTTAAAAATAGTATAAAGGCATACGAGAAACACGATTTTTCTATACAAGAAATGCCTGCAATGTCTATATTTATTTCTGATTTTGCACTTACAAGCAGAAGTAGCCTAGAGGAAGGGAATATCTCTATTCGCATATTCTTTCCTACCACTACATCTAGGGATAGAGCAATGGTTTCTATGGCTACAATCACAAGATATATTGCTAATTATCTACAATCTCCTACAGCTTTTTCTTTAATTATTGATAACCTTATTAAATTACCCGAAAAAAATGCTGATAATTACGATGCAGTTGTTGCATATAAGGCTACTGGTAATTCTCCATTAATGGAAATATTTAGCGAATTTGAAATAACTTTACCAAGAGAACAGACAAGTAATTTCTTAGCCGAAATTAAAAGTTCATATACAATAGATATGCAAAATTGGATGTACTTTCTTGAAACTATTGGAATAGATTATACAGATCCAAACACAATTATATATCCCATAATAGAAGAATGGAATTTAGAAGTAGAAGCTGAATCTGTACTTTAATAAAAAGAATAATATCAATAGTTAATAATAAAATTGCATTAGCTTTATATATAGATTAGATTAAATAAAAAATTATAACAGGAGGTTAACATGTCATCCTTTGTTAAAGTCAGTACAATTCCAGGAGTCCAATCAACTCAAAACATACAAGGACCTGGTTCTTTTGGTGTAAGTCAAAACAATATTTATATTTTTGGTAACAGGAAAGCAATTGTATCTCCTGCTACTACTCTTCCAATTCCAATTCCAGCGGCCGGATATCCTTACTATGAACTTTATCAGGTTTATGAATTACCTGAGGCTGTTACTTTTGATGGAAATTCTTTAGTCTCATATTTCGATCAATGTGGATTTACTGTTGGCTGGGGAAATTCTGTTGAGCAAGAACTTTTAAACTGTTCGTTGGTAGACAACACAACTTATGCTTCATTGACTAGATCAATAATTTATTATACAGGTTCATCTACAATAGTCGAGACAATGGTTGGAAGCAACATAGTTGGAACTTTTGATGATACAACTGCCGATATTCAAGGAACAATTATAACTGCTGAAACTGGTTCATTTACTATAAGTGGAGTTGTATACGATAGCTATATAGTTGTAGAATCTGCTGGTTTTGCAACCATTACGGCCGCCGATAATATTACATTTTCATTTATTGATTATAGTATAGGTCAGCCAAATCCAGCAACGACAGAACCATTTATAATGAATCTATATCACGCAGTCGCTTCGGCTTCAATTCCCGATGCTAGTTCAAATCCAAATAGGACTGTATCTACACCTAAGATTTATTTTTCAATTCTTCCAGACGCTTCACATTCAGCTTATTTTGGACCTTCGGCTACACCTGCATCTCTAGTTGCACCTACAGCAGTTAATGGCAGTGTCTTAACATTTGCCAGTACAATAGATAATAGTTATCTTATTCCACAGTCTGAGTTAGGAACTTCAACTATTACGCAAGGTACTGGTCCAACTTTAGCCACAGGGACAATTGAGTCTTCTGAAATAAATGGTGGAAGTATTTTGGTAACCATGAAAGATGTTACTGGAACATTCCTTATAACCGGAGTTTGTACACTTACACTTGATGCAGGGCAGACACTAGGACTTTTGCAGTCCACACTATTTGCTTCGCTCAACATATCATTACAACAGCTTGCTATACCTTATGAAATTTCTTTAACAACAGATATTACGACTAAGTATAAAACTATATTTGATTACATTACGACAATCAATAGAGCTCAATACAGTGTAAATGGTCAGGCAATATGTCAGGCAGTATTTGCAAGAATAGGTATATCTGATTCAGAAGCGTTAAGTGATTTGCCAACTAATGTTAACTCATGGATGTATGAACCTGTTTTCTATAACTATCAGCCAGCTGTAAGCGACATTGTTCTAACTGCTGGAATGGTTGCCGCTTCTTATGCAATGGTGATTGGAAGCAATGTATTTCCAATAAATCCTCAGGGGGGAATTGTTCTTAACAGTTTACCTGTTTCGGCAAAGAGCAAAGGAACAAGTGTTCAAGTTGGAAGTTATGCAGATTCTATACAGAAACTTGGATGGAATGTTGTTGCCGTTAACACAAATCTAAGACCATTTGTAATAGCTCCAAGAACTGGGCAGACTACTATTCCTGGAACATCTACTCCCGACACTGAATTTTATCCTGAATATCTATGGCAGACAATAGATTATTGCAGGTTGGCATCAATCATGTTTCTTCAATCTATAGGACTTGGTCAAATAAGACAAACTCCTATTAATCTAAAAAGGATAAAAGGTGAACTGTATACAATTATGAACGGAATTGCAGATGCTGGATTAATAGAGCCAGTTGGGGCAAGCCAAATAGTTGTTGAGCAAGACGCTTCAAATCCTTTAGGCATAGATGTAACTATTTCGATACAGGTAGTTCCTGGATTATATTTTGCCTATGTAACTTTCAATGTATTTTCTAGTCTGATTACTATAACAACAGAATAAAAGAGGATATAATTATGGCAATAAAATATAATAGATGTTCAATAATTGTGAACGGTGAAAACTATAATGAGAATGGTCCTGGCTATGTTTTTGGAGTTAATATTTCTATGGATGCAGGAGCTACATGGGTAGATGGTATGTCTGCCGATTATACTGCAATGGCATTACATGGAAATTTACACCCTGAGCTTGATATAAGCGAATTTTTAACTTCTGATGGAACACCGATTGATTGGATGGCTTTCGACTGGGCTTCTCAAAAAATTGATTTCCAAATTATACCTGCCGCTTCAAGTGTTATTGGTGGGGATGCTTTTGCAACCGCCACCACTGTATTGCTTATGCCAAAACTTTTTTGGACAGGAGCAAGTTTATCATGGGATGTAAACAGTCCCGCAAACAGATCGAACAGATTCATGATACAGGGCAAACCGACTTGGATTTCCCTGTAGTACTATTGTTTTTTAAATTAGGCAGTTAATAAAACTTTTATCAATAGAGTAGAAAGGACTTAGTATGAACGAGGAAGACAAAGAGGCTATAAAAGAAGTATTAGACCAAAATCCCGATAGAAGAAACGATCCAGCAAATCCCTTTTTGATAAACGAAAAGGGACTTACTCTATCGAGAGTTCTTAGAATTGGCAAGGGAGCATATAATACAGAATGGCTTAAAATCAATGGTCTTGATGTTCCTATGAGACTTCTTTCTATAGAGGAAGAAGACAGACTTCGTTTTGAAACAATGAATGAATTTAAAAATAAGAGTAGTATTTATTTTGGAATGAGCGAGGATGCAGGTTTATACGAACGCTTATTCATGATAAAAACTATTTCTTTATCTACTACCCTAAATCCTGATAGCGGAATACCTCCATATATTTCAGAAAAGGATTTGAAAGCAATGCCAAATACTTCTTTTGCAACATTTCTTTGGCACTATCAGAGACTTGAAAAAGAGTATAGTCCTAGGGTAGGAGAAATTCCTGATGAAGAAATAAATTTCCTAATAGGAGAGTTACTTGACACAAAAAAAAAATCAATATTTATGGATGGATTGACCTTCTTGCAGATGCGAGCAGTGATCTTGACTTTATTAGATTACGTCATAGATGTTGGGGGCAATATTGGTACTATATCTTCATTAAACGATTTGAACGAGCAAGGGAAGAGTACGAATTAAAAGGTAAGAATGGACAATCTACATCGCAACTTTTTAATGCTGTAAAAAGACTGGAAAAAAATTATGGGTAGCTATGAAGGTATAAACTTTGATGATCACCTTGACTCATTGCTAACCGATCTTATTACAAGGTTGAAACTTCCAAAAGCTACTGGATTAGCACAAATTATAGATGCAAAAAGATTTTCTGAAAAAGATCCTGAGGATAGAAGAAAAGAATTTAAACACTGGTACAGCTATATAATATCAAAATTAGATACTAAGAATAAAAAAAGTCGTTTCAAAAATGAATTAAAGTCAATATTCTCTGGAACTAGTTTGCAGGATAAATTTATTGTTACCAGGTATGGAGTCGAGATAAAAGATGGAGTTATTCTTGATGTTAACGATAGCAAATCGCTAGAACAAGCTAGGGAAATGTATGCTAGTGTTTTGCAAAAATATGTAAGGAGAATTGGTAAATGAAAAGTACTGTTATCAATACATCGGAAGCCGTAAAAAGTATAACTGATCTAACTAAAGCGGCTTCAATCCTTCTAACTAGAGTTGCATCACTTCCAAAACTTCCAAAGGATGATGAAGTAAGACCAATAGAAGCTATCCTAAAACATGTATCTAGTATAACTCAATCACGAGCAAGGGCAATGCCTGATGAAGGACTTACACCTGGTCAACGCAATGAGAATAGATACGTTAGAAAAATTAAAGCAGAAGCTATAAAAATAAAAAGCAACAATGAAATATTGATATCAGATAATAAGCTTAATGCTACTAAAGATTTAAGTAAGAGAGCTAGAGCAAAGATAAAAGGTACGGCAACTCAGAAGCTTGAAGACTTTCAAAATGCACGATTTCTTTTAAACCGAAGGGGTACTATAGCAACACATAAGACAGACAGAAGCCTTACATCGTCTATTGTCAGACAGGCTATGAGGAGTGGAGACCCCGAAGCTATTAAGGCTTTACAAGAAACTTATGCTGGCAAGAAAGACGCTTCCAGTAAAGAAATGATGATAAACTTGCAGAGTGCAATCGTTGTTGCTACAAGCAAGGGAATAGCTGATGGATGGAAGAAAGTCTCCGAAGTAGCGTCAGTTGTAATGGGAGGTAGATTCGCCAGCAACTTTCTTTCAAATCAGGCTTCGGTTGGCATAGCTCGTGGTGTAAACCTTATAAATAATCCTGGAAGTGCAGGCTCATCTGTAGCCAGTATAATGAACACTAAAGCACAAAATACCAGTAACATTTTAAGTGATGCTGGGGCTATATCGGGAATGCTTGGTGGTGCTAGTTTTATGAGGGGAGGTGTTGTTTCTGGTTCATTATTAACGGCCGCTGGTCTTGGATTAAATATAGCTGGCAGTGCTATTACCGCAAAGGCAAAGCAAAAATCTCAGCAAGCTGAGGCAGTTGTAAATGTTGGACTGGAAATTGCCCGAATGAAATCTTCTAGTATAGGTGCATTTGGTGGACTTAGCGGTTCAAATGCCTACCTAAAAACATTCACTTCTGATGCTAAACTTTCTCCTCTAGGCTTAATTGAGGCAGAAGGTAGATTGTCTGCAAATCAAGGTTATCGTTCTACAAGTACAGGTAGATATAATGCCGATAACTTTATGAATATACAAAAAGCAAGGGGCATGTCAGGTAAAGAGATAGGGGCATTCTCTGCATCACAGGGGATAATTGATAAGTTTGGAGGACCAGGAGAAAAACTTATATCACGTTACGCTAGTTCCTATGGAACAGTTGATATAAATTCAGCTTCACAAGTGGCACTAATGGCAACTCAATCAGGATATTCTAAAGATAAATCCGCACAAATAGGTGCATCCTATGGACACATGTCGCCAGGAGGACAACAAGCATTAACATCAATGCTTGGAGGAACTATGTCTTCTTATAGTAGGAGAAAATTTATATTAGAAAATACTATTGGAATAAATTTAGACACTGAGATGCTAAAAGGTGGGAGCAAAGAATCCAGGGCAATAAAAGCGGCACAAGAGCAAGCAGATAAACAGGGATTAGGACCATTGCCTGAGACAATGATATATGAAAATTACGCAAAGAGTGGAAAAGAAATTACAAGAACAGATAATGAATCTTTAATGCCAGATTCAGAAGTAAAGCCTAATATAGAACTAATGCAAGCGTTGGGTGCAGCTGTCTCACAAGTTATTGGTAATATTACTAATTTCGGCGACGCGTTTAAGCATCTAACCAAAGATATAGAAAAAGAGAAAAGAAGAATAGAAGTACAAAAACTTAGAAATAAATATAGTGATTCAAATTCTACTCCAGGATGGGGGTAACACATGAATTATATAGGATTTCAAATTGTAATAACTCCACTTATGACTGGGGCTTTAGCTGAGTCATGGCTACCTTATAATGGCAATAAAGTCTATAATATTAAAATTGATATTCACAAAAATAGAAGCATTACTACATTTATATCAGAAAAAGAAACTCCACTTGAACCTATATGTTGTGTAAATATATGTAATATAAATATCAATAACGATATGAGCAATTCTTCCTTAGTAAACTCAAATGTAAAACTTACTATTTCCGATAATAAATTTATAGAGAGTCCGTTTATTAAACTTTTTCGTACTGGGGATGCTATTGAAATTTCCTGTTACCATGGAATGAATCAAGATAAATTAAAACGTGTTTTTAAAGGACAAATTTCCTCTGTAAATACATCCTTTGATATAGATGGAGTAGATATAACTTTAGTATTAGATACTATGACAATGGTATTACAGGAAAGTACAGCAGTTCAATTCGAAAAAGACTGGAATACGCCACAGTTAAAGATTAGCACTATTACCACACAGCAATATGAACTTGGAGTGATAATGGAAAAGCTAATAAATGGCACTGCTATTTCTAAGATTTCTGGGGATATAAAATACTGTTATGGAGAGTCAACTGTTAATGGTAAAGTCTATGAAGAACAAATTTCATTAGGCCTAGATAAAGAAACATCTACTCAAACTGTATTAAGTGAAGTTACACCTTCGTCAAAGGGGTCTGCTTTATCGGAAAAGTCATGGCTATATATTTATGTAGAGCCAACAGCATCAAAATTAGCATGTATCCTTAGCTCAATTTATCCATATCAAAGACTTTTTTATTGTGATGTCGATGGTTCATTAGTTTTTTCTCCACTGAGCAATGAACTTGCACAAGATTGGAACTTAAATATTATGGGTGCAAAGATGGAAGAAGAATATATTCCAGCAATATCCTATGACAAAGTAGACAATCTAATGTCTACAAATAGAGCCTTCATGCCTCTTGACAATGTATTTTCAATATTCAATAAAACAAAAACTCCGTCAGAAGAATCATCAGCCTTTAATCCTCAGAGCATATCGCTTCCGTCAGAATATTTTGAACGTAGTTATGATATTGCAAGAAGCACAATAGGAACTAGAACTGATATGATGGTAAGTGCTATATCGGCATTAAATGAAAAGAATAGTGGAATATTTAATATTCTTAATCATATACATACTGGAGAAATAGAGGGGCTTGTTACAAAAATATCAACCAATAATAATATAAAAGATAATGCAACGGCTACACAGCAATCAAATAAATTTTATGCTTATTCAAGTGCATATACTGCCAATCAAATGGCTATAAGTTTATTTAAGGCAGAACAATGGATTATAAAAATTCCCCTTGTTTCAACTGTCGATAAAGATGGAGAGCTTAAAAAAATTCCACTTAATAAGACAATAACTATTGGAACAGAGAGATTATTCGTATATGCTTATAGTATCTCATGGGGATCTAGAACTATATTAACACTTAAACTTTGCCGTCCTTATACACTGCGTGCATTTTGGGCTGATAAAGTAAGGGAGATTCAGGATGCCTTTACATTCGGGCGTTATATATAACACTATTACAGACTACAGTGGTAATATTCCAAATATAACCACAAGTTTAAATATGGGAATTATTGATGGATGTGTTAGAGAGCTTACCCCAGTAATTACTCCATACGGCTTTCATTCTGTACCAGCAGACAACTTTACGGCTGTTACTGGTACTTCTGCTGGAAATACTTCTTCTGTAGTGTTGGGATTTCTTAATCCATGCTCGTATGCTTCTGTTGTTAATCCGTCAGAAGTTACAAAAACAAGCGAACAGGAAAATGTTCAAGATTTAAAAACTGGCGAATCCGAGATTTTCAATTCCTTTAACTATGCACTTCGCATGGAGGAAGAAAAAATTAATATCAAATGGAAAGATTTGAGCAGTAGAATAGCAAATGGCGAAAATGTTATGAATCTATTCCTCGAAGTATATGCTCAAATGTCTCAGCTTATAAATTTAATGAACTCATTCTGGACGCTTTATAATAACCATGTACATGTGAATGTAGACCCTGGAACAATAACGCAGACGTTGCCTCCAATGGCTTCATTTCAAGCATCCTATATTCCAGTTGCACCCGAAGGAACGATAGTACAGCCACAGCCATTCTTTACTACAATAAAAGATGAATTAGGAACTGGTTCGGGAATACATATAGATAATAATGGATCAAAATATTCAAACTATATAGCGGAGACACCATGACAATATCATTAAATAAAATTGCGGCAACTGCACAAATACTTGGTGTTAATGAATGGAATCTGAAAACAGGCTCATACAACGGAGAAGTGTTCTTTTTATCTCAATCAATTATTGATAAAATAAATGTATATAATCCTGCGGCTGGTGTTATAGATAGTGTATCTTCTTTGTTTGGAAAGACAGAAGAAGGCAACACAAAACTTGGTTATGGAACAATGATCAAAACCACCGACATGTCAGATAAGGGAAAAGCTAAAGTTCAAGTATTTTCACTTCCAAATAACAAAGATGTATTTGAGGACATGGGCTGGCATGGAGAAACAATTTCACTTACATGTGTTATTGCTGGTCCAAACTATGAAAAAGCAAATAGAAACTTTTTCTTCAAGGCAATGAATCCCGAATATGCTGGGGTGGATAAAACGGGCAAGACTTTAAAATATGTTTTGGTACATCCTGTATGGGGCAGAATTGAAAATGTACGGTTAATGGAATATGAACGTATTTATAAAGGTAGCTTGTGGAGAGCCAATGCTTGGAAGCTAACATTTAGGACAGCAGAACCATTATTTAAAATGTTTGAATTGCCTGTAACCAATTACGATTTTGTAAAACAAAAGGCCGCAAACATACTGGCTATAGCACAATCAATTCTTGGAACATACGGAGCTGTTATTTTAGCTACTAAATTAATATCAAATACTGTTACTCGTATTTCCCTTGAATCATCGGCAAATAATGCAATAGCAGGAGTTCCAAAACTTATAACAAATTTTGTTCCTGATATAGTTGATGAAGATATTATATCACCTAGATATAACTCAGATTATGTGCTTCCGCAAATGAATTACTTTGATTCAATGTCTCCTTCTGATGTCAACAGTCTAGTTAGCTTAGTTGCAACTGAAATAGATGTTTCTATCGAGATACTGGAATCTGAAAATTCAAATTTATTTTATCCGTTAATTACCAATTTGCAGTCTATAACTTCAGATTTTGGTTCTCTTGCATCATCCGTAATGGATAGCTATAATGGTAGTTCTAAAGAATATTTAGTGCCGTATGATATGAGTATGTTTATACTATGTGGACAGAATAATTTAAATTATAACGACTTTTCTTCGGTTATATTCAACCTAAATGTTGGAATTATATATTCTTACAACTATATTCCTAAAGGGTTAACGTTAACAATACCAACGGTGGGCTAATGATTTTATCTACTACATTAATAGATAGTGAAACAAAAGACTACGTATTAACTTATGGATATTTTCAACAGTCAAACGAATTATTAACCGAAGCCTATAGTAGAATAAACTGCCCGCTTGGATTATATGTAATAGATTTAGAATTTGGAAGTAATATTCCTTTATGGATTAATACCAGGACTAAATTAACTGCAAATACAGTAATAAATGAAATAAACAGAACTCTAACACCTCTTATATCATCAGGTAGAGCAACTGTAATAAATATAAAAGTAGATTCTATTCTAACAAACGGGTTTTCCTGTAGTGTTAATATTACAGACAACAATCAAAAAGTATGGACACTGCCAGTAAGAATTTTTAATACAAAACCTTGGAGTTAATTATGGCGACTTCGTTTGAGCAATTTGGAATTATATTTGATAACATAATAAAAAATCTTGATGCCAATATTTCCACAGGAATCCCAGGAACAGATTTATGGTTTAAAAGAAATGCAATAGCTCAAGTTGCTTCAAATATCACTAACGATCTAGATATACTTTCTAATAATATTTTTCCGTCATCTGCCTTTGGACCATTCCTTGATAAACATGCACTAAGCACTGGATTAACACCTAGAAGATCTGCTCTTCCAGCCAGCGGAAGTTGTACGCTTGCAAATTCAGATACAGCAACAAGCGAATTTACTATCGACCAAAATACATCCCTGACAAGTTCCGTTACTGGAAATACATATTATACAACATCAGCGGTTAAGGTGTTGGTAGGTACTGTTATTAATACAGTAGAACTTTTTATTAAGTCAACTTTTACAGGAGCTTCTACTTCAAGCACTGGAACGCTTACTCTTGACTCGACTATAATTGTAGATGCAATACAAATTACAACGGCAAATATTGTTGAAATGAATAGCGGTTCTAATTTAGAACTTGATAGTGAATTGGCTACAAGGATATATAACTATGAGCATTTCCCACGTGGAGCAGGTAGCATCAGCGATTATAATCGTTGGTCTTATTCTGCAAGCGACGACGTTACCCAAGCCTTTACAATCAAAAGTACGGAAGAGCCAACAGCTAACACTACTGCTATTTTATTTCCAATCATCCTTGGCGGTTCGACGAATCCTGATTATTATATTGATGGGGATAACGACAATAGTTACGCTGAGACACCTTATCCTATAGATAGAAGATTAAGTACTGATATAATTTCTACTGTCCAGGATTATATAGATATAGTAAAGGGAGTCAATGCAAATCCTATTGTTATTACTGGTAGTACATATCTTTTTAATGGTACAGATACAGGAATACTTGAAGTATATGTTTCACTTACGGCTGGACTTACTCTTGACACTGTTATAAATTTTCCAGAAAACGAAGGCGGTACAAAAACCGTTAGGGAGCTAATACAAAGGGAAATAAGACGCAGTATAATTTCAACTCCTATAACTGGACAAACTGTAGCTATTACAACATCGTATTCAAATAAATATATACCTGTTAGCCAAATTGAAAATGCTGTACTTACAGCACTAAATAATAGAAACACAGTACAGGGAACTTATATTTCAATACTTACAGGATTATTTATAAGATACATGGAAGGAACTACAGCAAGCTATTATATATTACTTCCAAATACTACCGATGGAACTCTTATAATTGAACCTACATCTGAATATTTTACGGCAGATGTAGTATATGATATAGATGTAGACAATGCAATTACAATATTTAACCAGGCACAGCCATAATGTCAATGTCAATAGATTATAGTCTTAGTCCTCTTACTCCTAGTACACTACAGTTGTATCTTTTGGATGAAACTTTAGTAAATACTACTATACGTTTCCAGGTTGGATATATTGATGCAGACTATGTTCTTACAGATGTAACCAGTACAACTGTTATAGTGGCAACTTCTCCCGATGGAGTTATATTTAATGGTAATACGTTTACTGTAAACTCTTCAAAAATAGAGAGTGTGAATTTTACTGCAACCTATATTACTGTAGCCTCTGTTACTGTAACGCAATACTTTTATTTTACTGTTCACATGCCTATTAATATTTTAAGAAATATAGATATAGTAAATGCTTTTGAACAATACATGCCTCCGTCTGTTTACAGTACTGCTGTAGATAGCTATACAAAAATAGAAGATTCAGCCTCTAGCACAGTTCTAACAGAGCTATATAAATACCAGGTAGAAAAAACTGCAACATCTACATTTCCATTTTTTGAAGAAACTCAATTAACCACTACACCAGTTTATAAAAACTATCAGGAAATAACAAATGAACTTTATCCGTCAAGTGGTGATCCTAGATGGGAAGTTCCCACAATGGGAACACATTCATTATTTAGACAAGAAAATACTGATTATGGTGGATTACTTGAACATATTTATCAAATAAACACAAACAATAGCAACAATCCTTACTGGCTTGCATTCAATATAAGCAAATATATTTATCTCAGGCTTGGTCTACAATTCTATGTATTTGTAACTGATAACAGGTTCTATCCTCATCAATCTTTTATAGTTGGTCTCAACAGCATGGGATATAGAATGATCAACGGTGGGATTTTTTCTGAGCATAATGAAGTAAATGTTTATGTATTTGTTGGAAATAATGACGACAATAATATTTTAGTGCAAAACAGCAGTGCATCTGGAATACTTGGATTTTATGAAAATCTAGTGCTTGAAGACTCGTCAACTGGTGTAAATTTACCTTCGGGATTTGCAGAAGAATTAACATTGTTTTGCAGAAAAATAATTAATCCTACATATTTTGTAAATGTATACTTTAATTTCCTAACAGATTATTTTGCTATGTATGATATAGACGAAACATATCTAGGAGATAAAAGACAAAATGATGTCGCTTGTATTGCATACGATAAAGATGTTCTATCTGAGGCATTAGGAAAAACATCATCCAAATCTTATGGTAACATAACTGAGTTTAGTGCAACTTTTACCGAAGTAGAGGAACTACTAACTTTTAAAAGTGCTGGAATAGAAGAAGATGCCGCATTTCAATATAGTGGGGTTTCAGAACTTTTTAAAACAGCTACATTTGATCCAGGCGGTGGAAAATTTCAAGTAACTATAGATACAGTTCCTATTACTATTAGTCCAGAAAATAATGCCTTAGTGGCAAATTATAATTCAAGTAACAATGAATCTACATACTTCCGAGTTGAAAACGGAAAACAATATATGTATGTTAGACAATACGTTGATACTTCTGTAGATGTTTATTTTTTATATTTGCAGGAGCAATATTCATTTGATAGCTATTCTTATATTAGATTTGAATCAAGCTCAATACTCAGAGAAGCGTATGTTGAAAATAATTCTACACTGAAAAATTTAATTTCTAGCTTATAGGGGCAAATATGGCATACAGACTCCAAGACTGGCAGACATTAGAAAATGTCAATGAAAACAACATGAAATATAATACATATAATTTATCTAAGATTATATCATATTATTTTCCTGAATCTCCATGTATTTGCTCAGGTATGGGAACTGTAGCTAGCGGATTCGGACAAGTTGGAACTACAAATGTATTTGATATTACGGCTGGTAAACTTAGATTTTCAAATAGAGCTGTTGGAAATACTGCTGATGCACTTATTTTTTCTGAAAGTACCGCTGAACGATTAACAATAACAGTAACCAATTCAACAACAAAATATGTATGTGCTAGTGCAGTAATAACGCAATGGGATACATACACCTATGATATTACTAATACGCTTGAATATAAAGCTAAAACGCTAACACAAGTATTAGATGATAATTTATTGCTTCCAATGTTTGTTATTACTGAGGTAGCAGGTGTATATTCTATAAGTACAGACGCATATTGTGTATACAATTATAATACATAATTTAGGGGATAGCCATGTCAACAAGTCTTTATTATCAGCCAAACGCACTATTTGAAAAGAACTTTTTAGTCTTGCCTACGATTTCCCCTGCTGGGACTCTTATTATGTCGCTTGGTTCTCTTACAGGAACTGTATTTGATATTGATACTAAATTGCAATCTAATATTACATACGCTATTAAATTAGATACTCTATTTACAACAGGTGATACTTTTAAATTTATTGGTGCATTATCTGGAATAGATGTATACGATAGACTTGGCAATCCTATTGTTACGGGAATGGTTATAGCCGATTTATATTACTTCTATATTTACGATTCAGGAAAACTTATATTGTCTGAATCTGAAACAGTATATAATAATAATATATATGAACCACAAGCTGATATTGCAAGTATAACTGCCCTTGATGTTACTACAGATAGTGCTTTTCCAAGCGGTGTTCTTTGTAATGTCGTAGATCAAAACGCAATATTTCAGCTAGATAGAGCTTCATCAAAAACTGCTGATGCTTATTATGTAATCCAACCTGCTACTGGACCTGGAAGATGGCTAAGACAGGGATGTGAAGTTCCAGCAACATTTTCAGTTCCTACAGTACATAAAATTACAGCGGGAGAAACTGCCTTGGGATATTTTGAAGTTGGTATAGCTCCTTCCGCTTCGACTGTTTCAGTACGGATTCATGGTGGCATAGCACAATTTAATAAAGCACTAATAGGTGCAACTGGTGTTACTGCTGATTTTGAAATACTATCAACAAATCAGCTACACTTCAATAATAATGGTGCTGGAACAGGACTAAGCGAAATAATCACTACCGATGATATTATAATAATAACATTTATAGAATCTTAAATAGGAGTATCCGATATGGCATACACTAGAATAAATCTCTTAAACGCAGTAGGCTCTATTGATACATCTTATGTTTTAGCTGTAGATCCCCCAGCTGGCAGTTCGGGAGATACTCTACAACTTCCTCTTACACAATTATTAGTCGCCGAGGGAACTGTTACTGGTGCTTCTGTATCAGCACAGACATTCTCTAAGGGAATTGTATTAGGAGCTGGAACATCTTCTTTGCCAGCATTTCAAATGGCAAATGGTACAAATTTAACTACTTTAGTCCAGGGTGCAGTAGAATTTAATGGCTACAATATGAATGTAGCTGTTGGGAATACACCTGTAAGACTTAGTATTGGGATTGGGGCTGGATCAGTTGATACAAATTTAGTCTTTGGAGTTGGAAGCTTTGCCAGTAATACGACTGGATATAGGAATATAGCTATAGGTATAGATGCTTTAGCTGTAAATACAACTGGAAAAGAAAATACAGCTATTGGTCATTTTTCCCTTACTTCAAATGTTGACGGCAATGATAATGTAGCTTTTGGGGGCTATGCTTTATGTACTAATATATCAGGTCTTAGACAGACGGCTATTGGATCAGGGGCATTACACCATTCAAACACATCGGATAATACAGCAGTTGGCTGTAGTGCTGGATCGAGTATAACAACAGGTACTTACAACACTTTAATTGGTAATAATGCAGCGACTGATACAGCAACTGATAGCAATTCAATAGTTATCGGAGGAAATGCTGTTGGTGCAGGCTCTAATACTACAGTTATTGGAAGAACGACTCAAACAAATACTATCATAGCTGGTGGCGACTTTACAGTTGCTTCTGGCGATGTTATAATCAGTACTACTGGCAAAGGTCTAACCTCGGCTCAGGCTTCACTATTGATTAGCAATACAACAGGCGGAGTAAACGTTACCACACACACAGACGCTGGTGATGATTTCACGGTCAATGCTACTGATTTAATAGTAGAGGGAGATACGGGAGATACTGTTGTAGGAAATGATTTGTTTTTTAATGAATCTGTTTCTCTCGCTCATATAATTGGATATAAGAGTACTGCTACAAATGGGTCATTTACAATTAATGCAAGAGGGGCACATGTTGATTTGTATGGGGACGACCATGGAGCAGCTGGTCAGTTAGAGCTATACGCGGGGACTAAAACTTTAAGTGATATTAATTTTTACACCAATTCTATCAAGCATTTTATAATTGACTACAATAGTAATTGTGAAGTAACCAAGGGCAACTTGGTCATAGGTACTACAGCTAAAGGCCTAACTTCTGCACAGGCTTCACTATTGATTAGCAATACAACAGGCGGAGTAAACGTTACCACACACACAGACGCTGGTGATGATTTTACGGTTAATACGAATGCTCTAGTGGTTGAAGGAGATACTGGAAATGTAAATATTGGACTTGGAAATATAACTCTTACTGACGGAGGAGTAAAAGGTGGAAATTGGGTTAAGCTTATTATTGACACAGATTTTAACGATGACCCAGTTAGTGAAAGCACCGTAACTATGGTTACGGACCAAACGTCTAATGTAAAGATTGGTACACCGATTAAATTTACTCTGGGGGGAACTGCTACAAATCCAGGTACATATTATGCTATATGTACTGCAATAACAAGTAGCCTACTAACAATAAATGGAGCACCGCTTGAGGTAGACGACGGAGATTTAACGGCACTATATTATGATGATACAAGAAGTCCTATCCAACTAGATTTTTTCATAGCTGGGGTGTATGGGGATGCCATAGATACTGCACTTCTTAGCAATGATATGAACTCATATTTCACCTGGAAAGGTAAAAAGGCATACCTAGTTAATTTCTCAGCAGTTCAAAAAACAGTAGATACAGGTACGGAACCAAAAATAAATGTTAGAATAAATAGTGCTGATGTTTCAAGTAATGATAGCAATAACGGCATACAATTAGGAGCTACAGCAACATGGGTTGACAATCCAGCGGTCGCAATCAATACTGCTAACTACGGCATAAACAATGGAGGGTCAATGGAAATACATTGTCCTGTAGCTGGTGGAACTGGGGATGCTTCTGATCTAACAACTTCATGTATCTTTGTGGAGGAATAATTATGAATAGCTTTAAAAAATATTTTATAGACGAAGAGAATAATTTTAAGATCGGGTATTTTTATAATAATAAATTTCAGAAGTATATAAATGCAGATAAACCTCTTTATCTTGACTGGCTGGAAAGCGGTAATGTACCCGAGGAAATAAGTTATATTGCACCAACACCACTAAGCAAGGAGCAATTAATTGCTAACATAACTCCTAATATCACAAAAAAATATAATAACTTAACCTATTCCAATTTTGAATATCCAGTAGCTTCTGGGGTAGTTTATGCTGGGGATAAAGAAAGCATGAACTTACTAAAAGAGTCAGTTCAAATGTTTAATATTTTAGGGGTAGTCCCTGAAGATTTCAAGTGGTGGGACATAGATGACATTAGGCATAGTTTTACCTACGAGGAATTTATCGTGATGTTCTTGGCAAGGGGGGCATTAAAAGAAGAAATGATTGTTCAAGCTAGAGACGATAAAGATTTGCTTGAATTAATGACTGTTTCAGAACTCTTAATATACGAGGTGTAATAAATGATTAATAGAATGCCTAGAAGTTGGGCTTTTAAGCCTAACCAAATAGCAGGTCTAACATTATGGCTTGATGCTTCGGACTCTGATACGATAACCTTGAATGGTTCAAATGTAAGCACTTGGGCGGATAAATCAGGTTTGGGGAATGATGCCTCTATGACTGTAGAAGCTAATCAGCCTGAGTATAAAATTAATGCTCAAAATGGTTTGAACTCTGTGCTTTTTGATGGGGTTGATGATTCTCTTGATGGTAGTAATTTAGGGTTGCATCTATCGTCTCAAACTATATTTGTTGTTTCTAGTAGCGAGCCAGCATCCGCAATAAATCAGGAAATTGTCATATTTGCTCTTATGCCTGCATACGAAACTGGCATGGTAATTGAAAGGAGTACTTGGGCGAGTGGTTCGGTTGGTATTTATAACAGTGGGAGTTCTGTATCTGCGACAAATATAGATTGGCAAGGATACACTAAATCTATTCCTTATAATGTAATTTCATATAGAAAAGATGTTGGCGTTGACAGAAATATGTGGCTCAATGGTACTGATAATAGTAATAACTTAGTAGCTACTACTTATTCATCAGGCAATTATGTTATATCTCCAAGTATAACCTATTCCTTTCCATGGAAGGGTGAAATTTCAGAAATAATTATATACAATACTGCTCTTTCAACAAGAAATATCAGACTAAATGAATCATATCTATTCAAAAAATGGGGTATTTAATCAAAGGAGAATAAAAAATGGCACTAACAAAAGAAACTGTAATAGAAAAAGTTGTTATCACACAAGCAGGAAAAGTTCTATTAACTGAATTTGTGAATCTAATGGAAGATGGTGTATTTCTAGCCCATATTTCTGTTGCAGATAGAGAAGTAGAGCTTACTGAATATGCCTCAAAAGAGGAGGCGATAGTTATTCAAAATGTTTTATCTAGGACTCTTCCAGTTGAAGGAGAAGTTGTTGAAGAAATTTAAATGATACTACAACAGAAAATGCGGTTGAAAATACCGCAATTGTAATCAATAGTAAGGTAAGGATTACAAGGTAAAGTCTAAGATTAATACAAACAGAAAGAAAAAACATGAGAAAAGTAGCGTTTTTAACTCCTGCACTAGATGGCAAAGTAAATTGTGAATATGCGATTTCACTATCCAATTCTATTATTGCATGTGCTAGTAGAGGTATAGAATTAATACCTATAATGGTTTCATGTGATGCACTAATACAGAGAGCAAGAAATGATTTAATGACACTTATACATGATAGCGATATTTCAGATGCTATCTTTTGTGATGCCGATCAGGAATGGAGTCCAGAAGATTTACTTAAACTCTTGAAGTATAATGTTGATGTAGTAGGAGGAGCAGTTGTAAAAAAATCCGATTACGAGTCATATAACATCAAAGCTAAAGAAGAAATGTTTGTTAAAGATAAAGCTGGGCTTATGCAAGTTGAATGTATAGGTACAGGATTTTTACGCATGTCAAAGAAAGCTATTGATTTCTTATGGGATAGTTCAAAGGAATACACGGAAAATAAAATATCTAAGAGATGGATATATGATGTTATCTTAGAAAATGGCGAACTTTTAAGCGAAGACATTGTAGTATCGGATAAGTTAAGAGATGGTGGATTTGATATAAACTTAGACCCGACCATTACCTGTAGTCATATTGGATTAAAAAAATGGAGTGGAAACTTTGAAGCTTTAGTTAATAAATTAAAAGATCAAGCTAGAGAGAATGAGCCAACTATAATTAATGATAAATCTGATAATGTTATTCAAAGTGATTTGCCATTAGATGTAAAATAAAATCTATTTAAAATAGGAAGCACAGTAATGCCAAAAGTATATAGTAATTCAATTAAATTAGATTATTCGGATGCAGATGCCTTAACTGCCGATAAAATATATGTTGACGCTACTAATACAGTAAGTGATGCAATTACTGCCGCTTCTATTGCATCGCCCGCAAATACTGTTACAATTTCTTCTAGTGGTGCAGACTTTACTACTATACAAGATGCTTTAGATAATAGTGGCGGAACAGGTGTACCTCAGGCTAATACTATGTTTGTGGTATATCCTGGAACTTATGCGGATGATACTATTAATTTCACTGCAAATAATCAATATGTCGTAGCTTCTCAGAACGTCTCTCCTAAAACTGTACTGATTACTAAGTCTTCCACTATCTGTAACTATGGAACATTTATGGGCTGTATCGTTAAAGATATAAAAATGGTTATGACATTAGGAGCAGGAGCAGGATATAGCACTATTGATGGAGGAATACCTTCGACACCAGGATCAAATAGTTGTAATTTCAAACATTGCCACATTGAAGCATCAACTACAGATGATATTACTGGCTCAGGTATGGTTGCAGTTCAAGGAAATGGAATTGTTAAAATAGTAGATGGATCTATTAGTTACAGCAATACTGGAAATAGAGGTGGCAATGGTAAAAAAGCTATACTAATAGAAGAGGATAGTTTTTTAACCATAGATAAGGTTGAAATACAAGTTACAGCAAGTGGATCGGCAGTGCATACCGCTGGAATTAGAGATAATTCAATAAGTGGCGAACTTCTTATTCAAAATTCCACATTAGATGTTACCGATAGCTCTGCAATATCTACATACGGATTGCATATAGATGATGGAGCTGGAACTCCAGAGATTTACAGAAATGTAATACACGTTACTAATAATGGAAACAATGTAGGAACACCGTTCAATGCTACTTGTGTAAAAATAGGAACTAAAAGTGGATCTTTGCTCAGTGTTAGGAGTATGTACAACCATTTCCATGCAGTTGCTGACGGAACTACAGTAGGCGGAGCAAACTTTTCATATTATCTTGTAATAGATGATATAAGGACAACAGCAATTAGCCAGTTTGATGATATTGTTTCTGCCGATGGATTTACAAATGCAGGTGGGACTTATACATATGTTAACTCTCCGTGCGATGGATGCTTACAGACTAGCTCTACATTAAGTGGGCCCAGTGCTTTTACTGATGTCGATAGTTCTACTTACAGCTTACTTTTAGCAGACGATACACTTGGAGTGTCTTATACTGCCACTGGAACTTGCGAAATAACAATACCTACATCTCAAATGATTTTGGGTAGAGAAATTACCATTAAAGATACTGCTGGAAATGCTGGTACAAATGCAATTACAATAAGTACTGGTGGAACAGAAAAAATTGATGGAGTTGATACCCTTGAATTGAATAGTGATTATTCATACGCAGTTTTAAGAACCGATGGTTTAAATTGGTTTATTGTTAGTTGATAAAAAATATAACGTTAAATTAATAAGGAGACGAACATGTCAACAAAAGAAATTCTCACGTTTGGTCAGTTAGCAGATACAAAAGCAGATTTGTTTGCTATAGGTTTTGATGGAGTTATCGAGCAAATTGTACTCCACAACATTAACACCACAGCAGAAAATGTTGAAATTAACTTGCATGACGGAACAAATGAATTTATGATCTTCAACAGATCTATTGCTTCAAATGAAACTTTTGTATGGGATTTAACCAATGGAGGAAATGAAGCAGGCATGTATATTACCTTTGCCTATAAAATGACAGGTAATACAGATACAGCTTCAAAGGTAACTGTTTTTATTAGTGGCACACAACTAGGGGGTTAATTATGGGCTTCAAAAGTTCAAAATCAAATGAAATATCATGCTCTACAGTTGATTTCTCAGGATCAGCTATTGCTGGACAGCCTGTTGTTTTAGGTAATACTGGTCAACTTAATGTTGATGTTACTATAGATGCAGGAGCAAGTGTTGGACATATAATAAAATGTATCGGTGGGTCAGGCCTTTCATATAGTGGAACCAATGCTGGTCTAACCGTTAAAAATTACGATGCAGATGATACAGTAGTTCATGACGGCGGGGAAAATGTTGGTCTTAGTGTATGGCTAAAAACATTATCAGAAGTTACGGCTGGTGGAGAATATGCTGTATTTTCAGGTCATGTTCATGCTAGTAATACTGGAACCATTAAGTATGCTTCTGTAATTTATGGCGATTTTACCAACGGTATGGCATTAAGTGGCGGAGCTGTAACAAACGCTTTCTACTTAGAAAATCAAACTGTAACTAATCTATTTGCACTAGCAGACGGAGCAGAGGCAAGAACAACAGATGCAGACTATGCCAAAACAAGTACAGCTTCCTCAGATGCAGCAATAAAAGTAACAATTGGAGGAGTTGACTATTTTATTCCAGCTTTCTCTGCAACAAATACAAATAATTCTTGGTAGTATACCAGTAAAAAAAACAGGAGGTCTTCATGAGATTTTTATATTGCGGTGCTGATAAATACCCCGACACTAAACAGATCTCAGAAGACTTTTATATTTTACAAAAGCCTTTTATCTCTACCATGATTGCGAGCGGAACACAAATTTTAGTACCTGCTGGGCTAATCACTGACTATGGATCAATACCTGATTTTGCACAATCTTTTTTTGACAAAGCTGGTGCAAATAGTGGAAGTTATTTAACACATGACTTTCTATATTCTATTCAGATCTATAGAAGAAGCGTGAGTGACTGGAACTTGCTTTTAAGTCTAAAGCTTGATGGAATGAACTGGTTTAAGCGTAATAGTGCATGGCTTGCTGTAAAAGCTGTCGGTGGAAAGGTATGGGATAATAACTCAGAAGAAAGCATTGAAGATGTAAAAAAGATCACACATGAAAATCTTGTTCAAATAATGCAGAAAAAAAATCAATTTGGATTATATTATAAAAGAGGATCTTATTTTAAAGGTCCAAGTTATGGCTAAGAAATACATTTATATATTTCTGTTAATCATAATATTATTATTCCTTGCTTCTTGTGGTATAGTTGATTTAAAGAATAAAGCTATTGCCTCAGAAACAAAAGTAATAGGATTTATTATCGAAATGCCTAGTATGTATGTTTCATCAGCTTTAATGTCTTTAAAGTTTGGATACATAGTAAAAAAATACACCAGTAGTCCGCCTGGTGCGTCAACTTTAATTGATACAGTTTATAAAGATATTTCTATTTTTAATGGTACGGGAAATGTAGGTTCAAGAATAACCACAAATAATAAAGGTCTACCCAATGACAAATAGCGAATGGCTCACTGTATTAATAACAGTGGTGGTAATAATGGCTTCTGCGTCAGCATTTTTAATGAAGATCTTACTAGACATAAAAAAAGAAATACAAATAATATCAACTTGTATAGTTCCTATTGAAAGAATAAAATGTGAAACTCATAATATGATATTAGAACATAGCGAGAAATGTAGATTAAGAAGGGCAACAGATAAAGCATAGGCATAAATCGAAATTAATTGCATTTATCTATAATAGAACTATTATATATATATAATAAAAAAGGAGATTTTATGGCATACTCAGGAGAAAAAGTATTAGTGTTCACTGATAGTGTAGATGCCGACATAAGCTATATATGCGATGCTGTCGCTGGATCAGAAACAACCGATTCTACATGGGCTATAATGAGAATGGATCAATCAGCATCATCAGCACAGACTTTATCGGTTACTTATCCAACTGGTCTCACAAGTCATATCTTCAAAGCCTCATTAAGAGAAACTTATATCTATTCATAAAGGGAGGTTATTTTGAGCTTACGAATACAGCAATTAATTACTGGAACAGCTTCATCAAGCACTGTAATTGCTACAGAAATAGATGGCGACTTAGTTTCAGATAGTAAGAAAATTAGCCTTTCAGCTCTTTCGACATATTTCGGTCTAAATATTGGTACATCAGTAAACACTCCTAGTACTGTAGTTAAGCGAGATGGAAGCGGAAACTTTTCAGCAGGTACTATTACAGCTAATTTAACTGGAATTGCATCTAGTGCTTCCGTTAAAGCATTAGTAAAAACAGGTTCACATACTATATCCTCTGCCAATAGGGGGAAATTATTTATATTAAATTCAGCAACTAATAAAATATTTACTTTACCAGCAGTTGCCAATGGATTGTGGTATATATTAAAAAATATTGGTGTAGGTTATATGACAATAACCCCAAACGGAACTGAGACCACAGAGTGCTCAAGACTATATACTAATAACACTGTTATCCTTATTGCAGATGTTGCTAATTTAAAATGGCGAGCTTCCCAGTGTATGCCAGTTGGAATACAGGGAGATATAGCATACAATAATGGATATTCGTGGAAATCATTAGTTGCTGGAACTACTGGAAAATTTCTGAAAACTCTAGGAGCTGGTGCAAATCCTGCATGGGACTCAGCAAGGGAACTTCCTGCCTCCGGTGTTCAAGGTGATATTGCTTATCATAATGGCACAGTATGGGTAGTATTATCTGCTGGAACTACTGGAAAATTTTTAAAGACTTTAGGCACTGGTGCAAATCCTGCGTGGTCTACTATCCCAAATTCATCTGAAACAGTAAAGGGAATAATAGAATTAGCAACTCAGACTGAAACAAATACTGGAACAGATGATACTAGGGCAGTAACTCCAAAAAAACTTAAAGCATTTTCAAAAGTAATAACAACGGCTTATACTTCATTATGGACTGGTAATGTAAACACAGCTACAACAATAACACTAAGTCAAAATGTAACTAATTTTAATCAAATCCTTGTTAACTTTCGTCCAAGCCTAGATGTAGCTACTGTAACATATACAAGTGTAATTATTCCAGTAAGTTTACTTTTAATTAAGAAGATAGGATTAATTAATAATGGTGGCGAAGATGCAAATAGAGACCTTGGCATGTATCTCAAAAGTATAAATGCAACTAAAACTATACTTAACTCGTATATAGGAGTAGAAGGAACCCGTATTTCAATAGCAGAAATATATGGGATAACACACACGTTTTAATAAAAAAAACCCTGCTATTTAAAGCAGGGATTATATATTACGATATTTCTTCCAGGAAAGCATTATAAATAAACCTGGACGAATATCCGCAGTTTGGACATGAACTTATAATTATTTGTTGGTCTAGTGGCATAAAAATTGTCTCAATATAAAACTTATCGCAAGCTACACATTTAATCTGTTTTATCATTTTTGTAGGCATTGATTATTTCCTTTAGCTTTATATTTGTTTTAATTTCATGTTCTAAATTGTGTTCTAATTTTTTTATATACTCTTTATTTTTTTTAACATTTTTTGGCACTGTTAAATATTCAATACATATATATTTCCCGTTTTGACATTCCATGTGGGAACAAGCCCAACTTTCTATATGCCGAGTTCTATGGGGACATTCTTCAACATTACATTTCTCATGATTTTTGCATATTACCATTATCAAATTTCCTTTTTTTGTTGATAGCAAAAACTCCTGCTTTACGCAAGAGCTTTATTAATACTATTTTATTTTATCAATCAAGGGGTTAATTGTTCCCGAACCTTCTACCGTACTCCTATAAACTCTCGTTAAATCAATCGCTCTATCCTGGATAGGTTGATTCGGTGTATTTCGATTACCAGTTCCGCCACCACTTCCATCACGTTTAGGTGTTCCGCCACAATCGCCTTGTCTGTTCATTTTTCTCTTCCTTTATTTTGTTGTTAATCCTCATATAATTCTTGGCATTTACCACAGCCATTACATGGTTTATCCGAATACTCGCACATTTTTATATCCTCAATATCTACTTCATATTGATAGTAATCAGGAGAAAGCTTTTCATCGTATATAAGTTGACATTGATCGTAATTATTCATAATTACTCCATATATTTTATTAATTAAGTAATCCATCATTTTTATACACAAATAAACAATCTTATTCTTTATAATCTTATTTTTTGTGCTATTATATATTCTTGACAGACTTTCCTTTTTACTTGTTTGTAGTGTGGATATAGGAGTAGGGCGTTGCTTCCCTACTCCTTTTCTTTATCTTTTTGTCATAGCCATATATATTTTTGCACACATCCTAGCATCACAGCTTGCATTATGATGCCCTTCTGTGCTTATTCCAAATCTCTTGGAAAGAGCCTTTAAATTTGCAGGGAAATATCCCTTAACCTTTGCAAGTTTCCAGCTACATTTCCATTTATGTTCTACACCTAAATTATTATAGTTTATTCCATAATATTCCATTGTAGCCTTTAAACATGATTTATCAAAATTTACATTATGTGCAATTAATACATTGCCCTTCAATAATGGTTCTATTTCGTGCCATGCCTCTTTAAATGTTGGACTGTCCTTTGTATCACTGGCACTAAGACCATGTATTTTTGTATGGATATAATGATATTTATTACCAGGAGGCTTTATTAGTTTATAATATTCATCTACTATCTTACCATTTTCTACTATACATAGACCTATTGAGCATAGACTTTCTTTTGAATGTCTAGCAGTTTCTACATCTATACAAACATAATTCATTTTTTCCCTACTTTCCTTTAAATTCATTAATGATAAGCTGTTCACAAAATCTTTGCATCCTTTTATAGAAGTTCAAAAGAATATAAAATGTAATCCTTTCAGCATTATCTTTCGTTCCAGCAAATATAAATGGTACTCCATACATAGTAGTCCAGCTTGCAAGGCTGGATAATACTGCGTTTGGAGCAACTTTGCTTCTGTAGTTGTGTGTAACAATATCTTGTATATCAGATTCAATTACTACTGCCTTGCCCTTGTATGATTGCATACGGTGCATTTCTGCACTAAAACGTTTTCTGCCTGTAGTAACTATTGATATAAAATCAGAAAGTTCTTTTCGCTCCACTGTAATATAGTCTCTGAGGTGTAAGATTGAATAATCGCCAGTGGTAAGACTATCATCCATTACTTTGCAATCATAGTCTTTAAATCTATATCCTAACTGTTCCCTAGAATCTCTAATTATAGTAAAGCTCATTTTTAGACCCTCTATTTTTTATTTTTTACCTTTAATTTTTTTTCGGTAATGAATTCAACTGTTACACCACGACCTCCACAATGCTCACAATCTATTACTGGTTCATTAATTAGTGAAATTAATCTCTTACAATATTTATCAATACTTTTCTTCAATTTATTCTGATTTTTACAAATGAATGTATGGACAATATCATAATCTTGATACTCTTTTGGACACATATTAAATATATCTACAGTCCTAGATAAAGCTAAATTATTTTTACTCGTTAGTATTTTTTTCCGCACAGTCATGCAAAAATCATAATCTGAACTAATTTCCGCATAATTGTAATCAATATTCTGCTTGATGTATGCTCGAATAACATCGAATGATTGTTGAGCATTTAAGCTTGATGGCTTTTCGTGTAATATAATATCTGGAAATACAATTTGATCAATAAGTTGATGCTTCACATCTGACATAGTTATACTGTGTCCTACTTCTAGTTTTTTTTTCTATAAACAGGATAATTAAACTTTTTTGGCTCACTAATTCTGTCCAGTGTTAGTATAGTCTCATACTCATATTTAATATCAATTAATATATCAGGCTGGACATCTTCTGAATACTTGTATAGCGATTTATATTGTGCATATTTTGGAAAAACAACTTCCTCATAATCATCCTCCTCATAAACAAAATCTTCCTCGGGAATTACCAGTGGTATATCATCGCATTTAAATTTTTCATCAATTAATTCATATCTCTTATTAATACTTTCTTGTTTGTCATATCTTTGTACTGTTTCAGGTATAGAAATTGTAGAGTACCAATTAAGTTGAAATGTACTTTTTACTTTTTCTCCATTTACAATAATATCTTTAAGCGAGATTCCATATCCATCAATATTTTTAAAATATATTTTGTCTTTGCATTCTACACCGACTAATTTTAATGTGTTTTTCATTCTGTTCCTTTGTTTGTTTTTGTTGACAGCCAATCTAAATCATTTTCTTTTTTATATTCAACAAGTTTGCATTTTGTATTTCCATGAGCAGCACAGGGTTTAAAACATGAATCTTTAAGCCTATGAAGAATTTTATGCTCACAGTTGCTAGTGCAAGTTTTATACTTTTCGCATATTACCTTGCTCATTATTTTTTTCCTCTTTGCATTCTATACATTTAGACTCAGGATGCAAACTACATGGAAGATCACAACTACTATCTTCTTTATGGGGAATGATATGATTACATGAAGAAAAAGAACATATTTTTGACTTATTACATATCTGCATTGTCTTCCCCCTTTAATATATATGGATTAATTTCTTTCTCCAAAGGATCGCCTCTTCTTAAATTACAATGACTATCCTCCCAGTTTTCTTGCATCATACCTTCAACAGCTCTTGCCTTCCTTAATACAGTGTCGATTGCTGTATATTCCCTGGTATAGCTCTTAAATTTTAAATGTATTTCGTCTTGTATAGAAGACAAACTTTTTAGCAATGAGGCAAATTCTTTAGCCATATTCTCATGCTTTTCGTGTGAAATTTCTTCATATTTCATTTTACAGACTCCTTTGTTTGTTTGTTTCAACGTTTGTTGTTTCAGCATTACTGAAATCAGCAGAAGTGCAATCAGCATATCTACAATCAGCATTACTGAAATCTGCATATCTACAATCAGCATATCTGAAATCAGCAAAAGTGCAATCAGCATTACTGAAATTAGCATTACTGAAATTAGCATTACTGAAATCAGTATTACTGAAATCAGCATTACTGAAATTAGCATTACTGAAATCTGCATTTCTACAATCAGCATTACTGAAATTTGCATTTCTACAATCAGCATATCTGAAATCAGCAGAAGTGCAATCAGCATTACTGAAATTTGCATTTCTTAAATCGAGATTACTGAAATCAGCAAGCTTACCTTTTTTCCCTTTTGTTTTATTATAAAGATTATGAAGATTTAATATTTCTTTTATTTTTACGGCTTCCATTTTTTCCCCTTTTGTTTGTAGTTTATTTTAAAATTACACCTTTAAACATTTTCTTAATTTCATGTATAACTTTGTAAGAAGTTTTCTTCTTATCCTGCAACATACGCATTTCCCGATTGTTATAGGAAACTCCGTCTTCAAATTTTACTCCTATGTTAGTTTTTTTAAACCTCAATCCAATATGTTTAGAATAGAGTTTTTTATTATTTTCCATGTAACTTTATCCTTCCTTTTATGGTTCACTATCACTTAGTTTTTCATTTTGCCTAATAAAGGAGGTCGGGATTTAAAAATCTTTATAATTATAAAAATATCAAAGTTATCGAGCTTCTTCCGTCTAGGCACGTTTAATATACTATTTTTAGCCTTAAAAAGCAATCGGTTCTATTTATTTATAAAAAAAAACAAACCCACTTTTTTTGAAAGTCGATTTT